ACCGCAAGTACCGCGACGCGACTATTCTGGTGGCCGCGGACCCAGCGACCAAACAACGGGCGCAGACGGACGAGAAGACCGTAGCGTCGGTGCTCGAGAAGGAACTACAGGTCAAGGTGAAGGGTGCGGCGAGTAACGACCTGGCGGCACGCTTGGGCGCCGTAGATGGGTTCCTAACACTGTTGACCGAGGCTGGCCCGGCATTGCTGATTGATCCGTCGTGCAAGAACACGATCGCGGGCTTCGCGTCAGGCTACCGATTCGCCATCAACACCAAGGGTGTAGCCGCGGATAAACCAGACAAGAACTCGTACAGCCACCTGGCGGACGCTATCCAATACGGCTGCATGGCGTTCGTGGCGTTCGACGCCCGAGAGGCCAGGGCTAGGAAACACAGCCAGTTCGCTGTACCATCACGCAACACTTACGTCTACTAGGGCTGGATCATGGCCGACGAACTGAATCTTGACATGGAACGGATGCGGACGCTCGGGCAATCGTTGCGTGATCGGTTCTCAGCATATGACAAAGCCCGCTGTACCGTAGAGGAACAGTGGCTCAAAAACGTCCGCCAGTACGTCGGTGAGTACGACCCGAAGATCGTAGCCCACCTCAAGCCAGAGCAGTCTCGGGCATACCCGCGCATCACCCGCGTCAAGGTTCTGAGCATCGTCGCGCGTCTCCACGCGCTACTGTTCCCCGCGGGAGAGAGTAACTGGGGTGTCGAGTCTTCCCCGCAGCCTATCCTGCCGAGTGACAAACTGGCGGCGCTGATGATGAAGTGGGTCTCCGAGAACACAGAGCGCCAAGCCACACAGGCCGAGATGGATCGTATCGTCAAGCTAGCCGCGGATGACATCTCCAAGCGGATGCAGGCGGTCATCAACGACCAGCTCGCAGACGCAGGCCATGCCAGCAGCATCGACTACCAAGACCTCGTGCGCGACGTGATCTTCTCCGGCGCGTTGTACGGCTGCGGCGTGTTGAAAGGGCCTATGACCATCCAAGAGGACGGTGCCCAGCTCGTGGTAGACGAAAACGGTGTGCCGCAGGTCGTCGAAGCTCCGCTGTACCGCCCGTATTTCGAGTTCGTCCCCCTGTGGGACTACTACCCTGACTTCTCGGCCAAGACGTTCGCGCAGCAGGACGGCGAGTTCCAGCGTCACATCTACTCGCGCAGCGGGCTCAAGAAGCTTGCTAGCCGCCAGGACTACCTCGGCAGCCAGATTAACGAGTACCTGCGCACCAAGCCACACGGCAACTACCAGAAGAAGAACTACGAACAGCAGCTGGACCAGATTTCTGACGACAAGCAGCAGACCCAACCTGGCGAGGACAAGAAGTTCGAGCTGATCGAGTTCTGGGGTGCTGTGACCGGGCACGATCTTCGCGCTGCTGGCGTAGAGATTGCTGACAACAAGCTCGACCAAGACGCTTGGGCCTGTATCTGGATGATCGACAATGTGATCATCAAGGCCGCGCAGAACCCGTACCCCGAAGGCGTGGCGATGTACCACCAGTTCGTCTTTGAGAAAGACGAGGTGAACCTCACCGGCTCCGGCCTGCCGCACATCATGCGCGACAGCCAGCTCGGCGTATCGTCGTTCACCCGTATGCTGGTTGACAACGCGGCTACGGTCTGTGGCCCCAGCGTCGAGATCGACATGGACCAGTTGGCGCCCAGTGCCGGCAACTACTCCATCGCGCCGTTCACCGTGTACAAGAAGGACAACGCCAGCCCTAACGGCACCCGCGCGGTACAGAACGTCAGCTTCGACAGCCACATCCCCGAGCTTACCGGTGCCATCCAACTGATGCGCGAGTTCGCGGACTCCGAGACGTTCGTAGGCCCGATGACCGGCGGGGACTTCGAGAACGCCCCGAGTGAGGCGCTGCGCACGCAGGGTAACATGAGTATGGCCCTGGCCAGCTCGGCTCTGCCGTTCAAGGACATCGTGCGCAACTTCGACCGGTTCACCAAGTCGGTGATCCACGCCCTGGTGCAGTGGAACCTGATCTACCACGAGCGCCGGGACGAACTGAACGGCGACTTGCGACCGATACCGAAAGGCGCCAGCAGCCTGATGGCGAAAGAGGTCCGCGCCGTAGCGCTGGATCGCTTTGCCAGCACGCTGACCCCAGAAGACCGGATGTACATCAACGAGGAAGAACTGCTCAAGGAGCGGATGCAGGTCAACGACTTGCCGCTCGATCGTTTGATGGCCGCCCCGGAAGAAATTGAACGCCGTAAGGCCGCAGCCGCCGAACAAGCGCAGCAGACCAAGCAACAGAATGACCAGATGTTCCAAGCCAACCTGCGCAACCTGCAGACCGAAGCGCTCAAGGACATGGCCCAGGCGCAGAAGAACATGGATACCGGCGACGCGATGACGTTCAAGGCGTTGCTGCTAGCGATCAAAGAGGGTGCTAACCTTGACGAACTCCGTAGACTCACCGAGCAAAGCCAGAACCAACCTGCAGGCGAGGCTGGACGCCAACCCGGTGGTGCGGGAAGCGCTGCTGACGTACCTGCAGGATCTGCTGGATAGAGCACAGGCAGACGCGGCATCGGTGACGGATATTGTGATGCTACGCAGAGCCCAAGGACGGGCTCAAGAGGTGAAGAAGATCCAACGCGACGTGAGATCGGATGCAAAAACCGATCCATAATACTTGACAAACCCACAGGCGCAAGGTAGATAGCATACTATGACTACTGACGTTGATTTCGAGGCGGCCTTCGCGGAGGCCGTGGGTGCAGAGCCCGAAGATGTTACAACCGAGGTTGAAGAAACCCCGGAGCCGGAGTTCGTCGCAGAAGAACCTGCGGTTGACGAGGTTGAAGAGGTAGTTGCTGAGGCAGCAGCAGACGTAGAGCCTGCGGCTGATGTGGTAGAAGCCGAGCCGGTAGCAGTGACGGCGCCTACTCCAGCGCCGCAGATGGATACCCAGCAGCTCGCTACGGCCATTGCCGAAGCTAACCGACTGGCTCAGCAGCAAGCGGCACCAGCGGAACAAGAACCCGCGCCGGAGCGTGAGGCGTCGTTCGAGGACTACCTCGACGACAAACAGAAAAAGGACTTGGAACTATTCCAAGCTGAGTGGTCGGAAGTAGCAGCCCCCGTGAGCGCGCTTATCGCAGCCCACGTAAAGGCCGCCCTGACCAACCAGCAGAAAGCGATCCTCGGACAAGTACAACAGCAGATGGCGCCGATTCAGCAGCACGCTGCTCAATCGCAGGAAGCTATGTACTGGTCCACGATCCAGGCCGCGCACCCCGACTTCCAAACGGTCGCCGGAGATTTGCCAGCCTGGATTCAGGAGCAGCCGAAGTTGTACCAGCCGCGCTTGATGGAGTTGTATGAGCGCGGGTCGGCAACAGAGACAGTGGAGCTGATCTCGATGTACAAGCAAGCAAAAGGTTCGACGGGTGCAGCGCCAGCACATCCAGCCTCGTCAGCCGTGCAAGCAACGCCCAAGGCACCGCCTGTATCGTCCGCAGCATTGGCTGCGACTCTGGCACCACCCGCGGCGAAACGCAGCGCAGTATCGACCTCGCGCGATCCAAACGACGCGGACTCCGCGTTCAAAGAAGCGTTCGGTTAATCGCTGACAACTTGTTCGACAATTGACGAGGTAACACACCATGACCACCAACGTATACGGCGATCTGACCCCGCGTCAGGCCAACTTTGCAGTAAAAGAGTTCCTGATGCGCGCGCTGCCGCTCCTCACCATCGAGAAGTTCGGCAAGTCTGTGCCGCTGCCGAAGAACGAAACCAAGACCATCAAGTTCCGTCGTTATTTCCTCGACAACGGCACCGGTGGTTACAGCGGCGAAGCAGGCGCGTACAACCTGCCGCTGGCGCTCACCCCGTTGGTTGAGGGTGTGACCCCGGCCGGCACCGCCATGGCGTTCAAGGACGAGTCGGTAGACATTGCCCAGTACGGCAACTGGACCGGCTTCACTGACTTCATCATGGACACCCACCCGGACGTTCCGCCGGTGATCCGTGAGTTCAGCGACATCCTGGGCGAGCAGGCCGCGGTCACCAAGGAGACCTTGACC